GGACCGACTGCCGCATCGTCTCCATTACCCGGCAGACCCCGGCCGCAAACATCATTTCACATAATTCCCGAGCCACGGCCCGGAACATTTCGCGCGTCATTCCGGCAGGCGTCACGAGCTTCATTTTCTTTTCCAAATATGCCCCGATTTTCGGCCGTTCATCCCGCAACAGCGTCCCGACATCTATTGTAATTCGTCTGTATTCCATATTACGCAGCCCCTGTCAGGAATTTGTGCACGAAATACACTTGGCCTTTGCCGGTCACCTTCGTCGTGCACGAGACCAACACCGAACCGTCCGGCTTATTGATGGCCGTTTTATTGACCTTGAACAACCCCATTTCCATTGCCCGCTGGGTAGGCTGGTTATAATACTCCCCTTTCGAGCAGAGGTAACCGTTCTTACGAAGCCAATCGAACAACCGGTTCTGACCGATGTTCACCCCGTTCTGCTGGAGAATTTTCGCCAGTTCGGCCACCAAGCATGAACGGTCAGAGGTGGCCACGGCATCGGCAAACAAGGCTTTCGGCTTCATGGCCTCGATCTGCTTCTGCTGGGCTTCTACCCGCTCGGCCTGTTCGGCGGCCAGACGCAGGGCCTCGGAGAAGTTCTGCGGAATCTGAAAACCTCCGGCCGCCCGCTCGCGTTCCAGCTCCTCCCAGCGAATGACAAGTTTGGCGCGGGCCTCGTCGTTGAACTTTGTGGCCACGTACAAACACTCGGTCTTATTGAGTTGATACATAGGCAAGCTGCGGCCCGTGCTATCCTTGTATTCACTGAGCGGAAATTTCCGCCCAGTGGTTTTGGTCCACGCTGGCTCCATATTTCTAATGGCTTCCAGTACGTCTTTGTGTAATTTTCCGGTTACCTCGGCAATCTGCAACGAGTTCATCGTTTCGGAACTTTTAAGTAATTCGTTCATGATTAACAGTTTTTAAGGATCATTTCAAGTCTTGATTCAACCGATTCAAGCGAACACGATTCACCGCGGGAATACGCAATATAATCCCGGAGCAATCCGCGTGATAGGATATAGCCGTAAGCCTGATTTTTAGCCCGTTTCTCGGTAAGAAACTTTGAATAGAGGGATTCGCTCGTGTCGTGAGCCGACGTTGAAGTACGGGTACTATGATTCGCCGTACCGCAATTCTTCATAGTCTTTGCCATGTATGAAAAATTGAAGTATGGGTATAGAAAAAGGGCTGCACTATCCCCTATCTCGGCAAAGACAATTTCAGACCTTACGGTGCAGAAACCATTGGGAATAGGCAACCCTAAAACACGGTGCTCTATAAGCGTAGAAATGAAAATTTCCGCACTCAATAAGGCTATGATTGTCTTTTGCCGAGACACCGCAAATATACTCCAATTTTTCATTTTAACAAAAATTACATAGTCTTTCGACCCTCGATAACCGCCTGCGTCAACCCGTAGCGGTCGTTAAAGTTTATCTTTTTCATGGCTTACATTGATATTAATTATACCACTTCGGTTTTGGGAATCTTATGGTGAAGGTTATTTCATTCACTTCCTCGCATTCGATCATATAAGCCTCCGGCCATAAATCCTTTATTTGCTCGACATTTTCGGCATAGGCGACAATAACGAAAGATTCTACGCTTTCGCCCGTACACCAATACGGATACTTGATTGGCCATTTAACTGGCCGATAATCGTTACCGCAATCTTTGAATTTGATATAGAATCTTGCTCGTATCATTTCTCCCTCTTTTTGAAATGTTCAATAATCTCCTCGACCGTGGCCTTACGCCAACCATCGCCGCTTTGAATGTAGGCTAAGGCGTCCTCTGAATCGGCGAGCACCAGTTCGTCCGCACTACCTGTATGCTCAACGACAAACCATTGCTCCAGGTCGTTCTCGTCGTTCATCGCCGCCAGCGCTTTGAACAGCTCGATGTTTTCGCCGCAATCGTAGGACGGGCACTCCTTGTCGGCGTTCTCCGCCTTGAACCATCCGACATTATACCCGGTGTCACCGTCATAATCCGGAATTCCGTGCACCTCGGAATCAATTCTATCCCGATTGATAGCGCCGCAATGCAATGTATTCCAGCCGTCGAACAAGCAACAACGGCATACCATGTACCCGATTCCTTTCAGCCATTCGGTCAGCTCTTTTCGCTTCTCCGGGTCATTAACCCTCACGAATGCAGGTGTTAAAAAATTCATGTTTTTTTGTAATTAGTTGGTCTAATGATTTCACTTACGTTGGCTTTGCGATTTCCGACGGCAACAATTCTATCCATATCCCAACCGAGATTTATTCGTGATTGTAATCGGCGATAATCAATGCCTAATTCCCTCGCCCATTGAGCCATTCGGTAACAGGGAGTAAATATGGGCCGCATGGTGGCTTTATTGCTTTATACGCCTCCCGCCTTTGCATGTAAACCATCAATCTCATACTCCCGGTGGCATTTATTGCAGATGATTGGCCCATCCTCATAAACCGGGTCTTTCAAATCTTCCCAAACGTCAGTATAATTAATGCCCCTTGCCTGAATCTTATTTCCGCAAATGCACGTGAACTCACAGACGACTTTATACTTAATATCTTCCACATGAATGTATACATCCAACCGGCCATCATCGGCGTCCTTTTCCCGTTGTGTGCATTCGCGCTCGATCTTCTGCAAAAGCGCGATTTGTTCAGGATTACCGATTTCAGGTTTTACCTCTACATCCCCACGCATAAACTTGCCATCCACGAGACGCAACGGCTGCTCAATGCTTGTTACCTGATCTTTCATAATTTTCGTACTTATTTATCGTTTCGAATATCTGCAAGGCCACCTGCGGTACTATGGCGTTGCCGCATGCTTTGATGGATTCCCGGCACCACGCAGGAAAGGATAGACCAGCCAGTTCACCGGGAAACCCATCATTTCGATCACATACAGGGGATTCAGTCGGGAAGTCGTTCCAGCCTGGTATTCGTCGCTTTGCATTGCCATTTTGGGCAATCCGCTCTTGCGTTTGACTTGACTGGCCGGAAGACTGGAATTCATGGCATCGTTGGCCGTAGGTGTCGGCAGAAGTCCCATTCGAGCCGCCAGTGCGATTGTCGGTCGGTCGGCAGCTCCCGGAGACAGACTCCGGTTGATACGCCCCGATCCGGCATCTATTGCTGTCGGTGTCGGCAGCAGCTCCAACGGCATGAACACCGTCTTGCCCTTCTCGCATTGTTTCAATACTTGCGTCTGTACGGTGGGCAACAAACCAGCATCTGTCCCGCCGGTGGGGAGCGCCGACACCGCAAGCCGGTATAATGTACGGCTGCACTTCGTATCCTGCTGCTTCCAAGTCAGAACACACCTTGTCGAAGACCATTCCTTCCGACCAATTAACAATTCCGAAAACGTTCTCGCCCACGACCCAACGGGGTCGAACAGTCCGAATAACCCGCAGCATCTCCGGCCAGAGGTAGCGGTCGTCCTCCGTGCCTTTGCGCTTGCCCGCGAGGCTGAACGGCTGGCACAGCTACGGGAACCCTCCGGTAAGGACAATGTCCTCATTCCTCCAGAGGGTTCCATATCGTTTTGAAAGTTCAACGTCAATTGTTTCATAAGTCAAAGTGTGTATGTCATTGTGATGATATGTTTCGGGAAAGTGATACCGTAGTACTCGCCGGCAAAAATTGCCTATTTCACAAGTAACGAGCGTCCTCCATCCTGCCCAATGCGCGGCGAGGGCAAATCCTCCTATTCCCGAAAATAAATCTATGTGTATCATTTCCTTCGTTCGATTTGATGCCTTCGCGTGTGTTCTGCTTTTGACAAGCGTCGCCGCAATATATCGTGTCTTCACTCATCGTCGTTCCGTTTCATTCAGTACAAAGCATCAGATCGTTGTCGTGCTGCTTATCCAGCAAGCGGGTCGCCCTCCCTTGAGGCGTCCATGTCGCCACGAAATCGTAGGTCGGGAAATGAATCACCCCGACAATCGGATAAGCCGGGAACCGACGGCAGAAACTGTACACCGTCACCGGATAGCCGGCACGTGTCGCCAAAGCAGCCCCGGCCTGCGCCTTTTCAAGGTCGAAATCGTCCGTCTTTTTCATATCGTTGCTTTCATTTGCCACTATTGAGCATTTTCTTTCGCCACATGGCACGACCGTTAATCACGATGCGTTCGAAATCCTCTCCTTTTGCGCGGACCGGAATTTCATTGCACATCTCCTCGTAGGTGTAATATTTCACTCCGGGGCATATCTTCAGGGATTTATCGAGTTTAGCGTAGTTCACAAAAGTTGCGTAAGCATTCACATTGTTCAGGTAGGCTTGCTTGCTGTGCATCGTGAAGATCAAGCGCCGGATGTCCTCCAAAGAGTATTTGCGCAGCATCCAGACAGCGTTCGTCTCGGTGATGGGTTCGGGCATCGAAGCGATGGTCGGAACATTCTCGCTGATCCACGCCACCAACTCCGCGGCGTTGTTTCCCCCTACAACCCCCTTCTCTGAAACTACTGTGTGTGTGTATCCCTCTACTCTACTTTCTTTTACTTTACTTTCTTCTACTTTATTCTTGTCGGAATTTATGCCCGTTCCCTCCGAATTTTCCGGCATTTCTTCCGAATAAACCCTATTTTTTTCCGAACTTTCAGTTATTTCTTCCGAATTTCTCGGGCTTATTCCGGCAAATTCCGACGAATTTCCGGCATTTTCCGAATTAATGAGAGAATATTCCGGATTAATAGATACTTTCCGTTTGAGTTGCCGGATTGTCTCAGCATATCGCCGCTGAATACCGCGAGATGTAAGGATACGGTACTTGTCCATCATTTCCCGGCTGAACAAGCCTACGTTATCACTCATACAGAAATCCAGCATTTCGTCTATTTCTGTTTCTGCAATGCGCATATCGTCCGCAATATCAAAAGCCGTCCCGTCGTCAATCGACATATAGTACCCCTTGTCTGAGTAGATCGCACACAGCAAATACAGATAGAACTCCGCACCTCGGGCATATTTGCGCGTCAAACGACGCACTTTCTTATCACGGAGAATATCTACATCCACCGGGAAATATCGAAGATCTATTTTATTGTTTCGCCCCATTGTTTACAGTATCGTTAGCGGGAATTCTGAATTATTTTTCCGGATACACAGCGCGTGCGGCGTTATAATACTCCTTGCTGCTGCGGTCAATATTGCCGTTGTGCATGTTGACCTCATACACCGATCCGGACGATACGGCATGCCGGCGCCGGGTCCAGAAATGGCAGTCACCGATCGGCTGATGCCCGGCCGCTTTCAGCGCATCGTTGATCTCAGCCCGATGTTCGCACAACACGAGCGCTTGTTCGAGTGTCGGCAGCGCCCCGGCCTGGTCCCGGACCCATTGAACCGCAACGGCGTATTTCAATGATGGTTGTTCATAGAACCCGACCATGAACCGCTGATAGCCGGCTTCGATGTAGATGCCCTTCGTTCTTAGTTCGAAGGAAAATTCCATGTATTTCATGTCAGTTCTTGTTTTGCGCTTCCCGTTATCGTTACATTCGCAATATTCATGTATAGAATCAATTGCGCATTTTTCATCTGTCCCGGTTGCTGTCCCGCTCACCGCGTCACCCTCTGTCCCGGTTGCTGTCCCGCACATTGTTGAATTATCTCCGTAATCATACAATTCACAAACAGTTACGATTAAACATACTGTCCCGGAAACCGTATTTATATCTATGCGCAGATCATCCCGCTTTTCATCCCGGATTTTTTTTCAGAAACCGATCCACGGATGATATGCCCCACCTCCAGAGATCCGCAAGGCCTCGTATGGAAACAACCGTCTGTCCGCGCCGAAGCAGAACATCCACCCCGCGAACATGCACCAACCGCCCGTCGGTATAGGCCGCCTGTTCATAGAGCGACATCATCGCCTCGAAACGGGAAAAGCTACGTTTTTCCATCCATTCCTCGGACTGGAACACACTCCTCGGCACTTTGACATATCCACGTTTTACCATCTCAAAAAGTCTGTTCCTATGTGATCATCATGCCCTTCAATACATTTCCTGTATTCTCTGGATTTGGCCTTATTCTCCACGTTTCAAGTAGAATTTTTCTTTTTTCAGTTTGGAAAAATCCAGCGTCAGCACCGTACTCGCACGGAACAGCAGTTTCGCATCCGTCGAGTTGGGGTGCAGTTCGATCAATCCCCGGCCGGCATAGTCCCGGACCCGGGCCGCCGATACTCCGTGAAACCTCGCCACCTCTTCGGTAGTCAATGCCACGGCATAGAACCGCGAGGCATCCACACTGCCCGCCTCCTTGTCCCGAAGGGCTGCCGCCAACTGTTCGCACTTCGCTTCAAGCCGGGCTACATGGCTGAAAATAGCCGCTGCGTTCATCTCCGTATCCGATCCTCCTGCGGTCGGTCTGTTCTGTCCGTTCATCTTATCTGATCCTTTTGATATGAATATACCCCTCTTCGTCCACGCTCGTCGTGAACTGCATTTCCGTATTGGTCTGATAGCGAAAAATAGCCCCTCGTATCGTCGAAAGCGTCGTCGTCGAAAACGCGGGATACTTCTTTTCATCCCCCGGCCTGAATGTTTTCAGTACGTCACGCCACGTGAACGGAAGCTCGCCGATCTCTACATTTTTGTTCATCTGATTCGTCTCCATATCCATGCTTGTTATTGAAAGATTCGCAATACATCCAACCTCCGCAGCCACCGGCGGCAGAAGCTGC